CGCGATCGATGGCGCGTCGTCCCATTTTTCGCGGTCCTTCCACGCCTGGACGGTCGGCCGCTTCAGCCCCAGCTCGTCGGCGATCTGGGTGACGCCCCACCCGCGCCAGTACAGGCTGCGCGCCTGGCGGCGGGCATCGACCGGAATCGGCAAGGTCATAGCAGGAAGGGTGTCGTCGATCGGCGGCATGACGGCCGGAACCTAGCCACTCCACCGCACCGCCATTGAGCCGCTGCACTTGTAGAATGCGTCTCTACAAGCGCGCTCGCTTGAGAAGCGCGGCCCCTTCGTCCCCTTTCGCCGATGTCAGCGCGGCCGCGGCCGCCACCATCGAACCGATCCGAGGGGACCGCACCGCCATGCCTGCAAAGAGCCAGTTCTTCCGCGCTTTCGTCGAGGGTCAGACGATCAGCGACGGCCGCCAGGTCACCGCCGAACATATCGACCAGTGCGTCGAAACCTTCAATCGCGAGACCTACACGCCGGGCATCAATATCGAGCACCTGACTGGCTTCAGCCCGCAACCGCCGTTCAACCGTTACGGGGACGTTTTCGCGGTCAAGGCGCAGACCGACGACATCGTGATCGACGGCAAGAGCGAGAAGCGCCGCGCGCTGTACATGCAGGTCGACGCGCTCGATCAGCTCGTCGACCTCGCGAGCAGCGGCCAGAAGCCGTTCCCCTCGGTCGAGCTGACCCCCAACTATGCGGGCACCGGCAAAGTCGGCCTGGTCGGCCTGGCCTTCACCGATAATCCGGCATCGATCGCAACCCAGAAGCTGAAGTTCTCGCGCTCTTCGCCTGACACCCTCCTGTCGAACGGAGCAGAAGCGGTCGAGCTGAAGTTCGATGCCAAGCCCGCCGACGCGACGGGGATCGCCGAAGCGATCACCACGGGCCTCGCCGGCTTTTTCTCCAAGTTTCGCGCCGAACCGGAGAAGCCGAAGGATCCGGAGCCGGCCAAGCCTGCAAATGACAATTTCGACGCGCATGCGTTCAGCACCGCGATCGGACAGGCCATGGGCGAACAGATCGTCGCCGCCGTGAAGCCGGTGTCGGACAGCGTCGCGGCACTCGATGCACGCTTCACCGCCCTTGAGGGCAAGCTCCAGAACACGCCCGACACCAGCTTCGGCCGCGCGCCCGCGCCCGGTGGCGCAACCGGCATCCTCACCGACTGCTGATCTGACCCCGCTCTACTTCTTCCGACCTGCACCCTTCTCGCTGCCCAGGAGCACCCGATGCGCAACGCCACCCGCCTCCTCTTCAACGCCTATGTTTCGCAGATCGCGCTGCTCAGCGGTGTCGCCAGCGCGACCGAACAGTTCACGGTCGCGCCCGTCGTTCAGCAGAAGCTGGTCGAGGTCCAGCAGTCGCAGAGCGATTTCCTGACCCGAATCAACCTGGTCGTGGTTCCCGAGCAGGAAGGCGACAAGGTCGGCGTTGGCGTTACCCGCACGATTGCAGGCCGGACCAACACCGCGGCCGGAAACCGCCGCACGCCCACGCCAGCGACCGAAACCTCGGACGGCGGCCGCTATCGCTGCGAGAAGACGAACTTCGATACCGCGATCCGATATTCCACGCTCGATGCGTGGCGCCATCGCCCCGAGTTCCAGCAGCTTGTGCGCAATGCGATCCTGAAGCGCCAGGGCATGGACCGCATCCTGATCGGCTGGCACGGCACGTCCGTCGCTGCACAGACCGATCGCGTCGCCAACCCGCTGCTTCAGGACGTCAACAAGGGCTGGCTGTTCAAGATCCGCACCCATGCCCCCGAACGTGTGCTCAGTGATGGGGCGCTCACGGCAGACCCCACCAAGGCGATCTACGTCAAGGCGGGCGTCGAGCTGTACGATGAGGAAGCCGCCAACGCCGCGACCGCCAAGGCCGACTATGTCAATCTCGACGCGCTGGTCATGGACGCGATCGAGCTACTGGACGAATGGCATCGGGACGATACCGAACTGGTCGTGATCTGTGGCCGCGACCTGGTCCACGACAAGTATTTCAACATCGTCAATGATGCCGGCGACAAGGCGACCGAGCAGCTCGCGCGTGACGTGCTGCTGTCGACCAAGAAGGTCGGCGGCCTCCCGGCGGTGCGCGTGCCCGGCTTCCCGCCGCGCGCCATCCTCATCACGCGTCTCGATAACCTGTCGATCTACGAGCAGGAGGAGACCCGGCGACGCCACCTCAAGGACGAACCGGCCCTCGACCAGATCGAAAACTACGAGAGCGTGAACGAGTCATATGTCGTCGAGGAATACGGCCTCTGCGCGCTCGTCGAGAATATCGTCCTCGCCGCCAAGCCGGCCTGATCGCCGGCGCCCTCCCCCTCTGACCCGCTCGCCCAAAGGACACCGCAATGAGCCTCGCACGAAAGCATCGGGACAAGTTCCTGAACGCACAGTCTGAACCGGCGGTCGCTCTCTTTGTGGCGAGCGGGCAGATCCCGGATACCACGGCCCCGACGCCAGGGGCCTCCCATGGGCGCGGGAGCATTGCTCGCGCCCATCGGGACCGCGTTCTCGCGGGGGCAGCCGCGACCACCGCTGTCGAGCAAGCGCCCGACTTCGACGCAGGCACCCCGGCGGAACGCGCAACCGCGCAGATCAACCTGCGCCTCCAGCATGATCTGCGCCGCCTGCGCGACATCCAGTCGATCGAAAAGAAGATCGAGGCGAAGCGCGACATGCTGCCCGCCTATGCCGCCTGGGTCGAAGGTCTGGTTTCCGCCGGCACCGGTCTTGAGGAAGACGTCCTTCCCACCATCATGATCTGGCGGATCGACACGGGGGATTACGATGGCGCGTTGGTCCTGGCCGAGCATGTTCTCGAACACGGTGTTCCCCTTCCCGCTCGCTACGACCGCAGCGCCCCGGCGCTCATCGTCGAAGAGATCGCAACCGCTGCGCTGAAGGCGCAGCAGGCAGGCGAAACCTTCTCGCTCGAGATCCTCGCGCGGATCGACATGCTCACCGGGGCCGCGGACATGCACGATCAGATCCGCGCCAAGCTCAAGAAAGCGATCGGCGTCGAGCAGATGCGCGGCGCGATGAACGAGGCGGGCGACACGCTCGCCAACCCCGCCCTCGCGCGCCTGGCGATGGATACGCTCGCCCGCGCGCGGCATCTCGACCAGCGCGTCGGCGTAACCGATCGCATCAAGAAGCTCACCAAACTCCTCCCTCCCAAACCCGAACAGTCCGATCTCGATCCTTCAATCTCGACCACGCCGGCGGGATGAATGCCCATTCTGCCTGGGTGACGCGTGGCAGCGCATCACTCGGGTCAACGCGGCTGGGATCGGACCATGTCCATACCGCGAAGATTGGAAACGGCGCCCAACATCAAGGAGATATACGATGTTCCTTCCACTCTGGTTCGTGGTCTCACTGCTCGGGCTTTTTGCCGCCAATCTCGCGATCGACGTTTGGGCATTCGCTCGCCGCCGTCACCACGACCATCTTATTCCGACCACCCCGCGCGCTCCACGCGGCTGACCAGCTCGCCCCCCGGCGTCGGGGGCGGATCGCGCATGGCGGGAGGGGCCTCGTGCCTGAGGGCCGTCAATGACCCGATCCCCACCCCCGAAACTCTTCGAGGACCGCCATGCCCGCTCTCATTCTCGGACTCCTGGGCGCGATTGTGATGATGGCGAGCATGGTGCTGGTCGCGCTCGGCATCGCCGGCGCCTTCGTGACGGTGCCCAAGCTCGGCGCCACCATGTTTGACCAGCCCGCGTGGCACTGGCTCGCCCTGTCGATTGGCGCGCTGACGATCGGGTTCACCCTCTATTTCGCGACTGCCTGCGCCGTCGGCTGGGTAGCGATGCAGTGAGCGACTTCGTTTTCGACAGCACCCCGACTGCACCGGTCGCGCCCGCGCCCGAAACGCCGGTCACCAATGATGGCTGGTTTCCCGACGTCGATCCGGCGGAGATCCGCAAGGAGGTGAAAGTTCGGGAGGCGGTCACGCCCGATCGGCTGCGCGGCGCCGCGGTGCGTGCGATCATCACCGTCAACCGCCAACTCACCGCTTGGAAGGCAGGCCATGTCGCCGCTG